GGCAGCAGCAGCTATCAGATCATGTCCGGCGTGTTCCGGTTCGTGTGCAGCACTGGCCTGATCGCCGGCGACATGTTCAACAACATCCGCGTGCGTCACACCGGCACCGTGGTGGACGACGTCATCGAGGGCGCCACTCGGGTGCTCGAGGACGCCAAGCAGATCGGCAGCCGCATCGGCGAGTACAAGGGCATCATGCTGTCCCGTGACGAGCAGATGGCGTTCGCCACCTCCGCGCTGCAGGTCCGTTGGGGTGACGACGCTCCCGTGGTGCCCAGCAGCGTGCTGCGTGCGAGTCGCTGGGAGGACCAGCAGAACGACTTGTGGACCGTGTACAACCGCGTGCAGGAGAACATGCTCAAGGGCGGCGTGTCGGGCCGCTCCAGCACTGGCCGGCGCACCACCACCCGGGCGGTGGGCGGCGTCACGGAGAATGTGAAGCTGAACAAGGCTCTGTGGACGCTGGCGGACACCATGGCGGCCCTGAAGCTGGACAAGGCCACGGACGAGTTCGCAGCCCGCTACGAGCACTCGTTCGCGTAATCAACCCGGGGGCTTCGGCCCCCACAACCGGAGCAGACATGGACATCCGCACGCTGACGATCAAGGAGCGGGAACGCTTGGCCTACATCGGGGGGCATCCCGACGCGAAGTTGCTGGGCGGGATACTCGCGGCCCAAGAAGAGCGCGACGCCATGGAGACGTTATTCGAAAGCGTTGAGGACGATCTGGCGGACGCCTTGGACAGGCTGGGGGCCCAATGAGCACCCCAGCCCTCAAGTCAGCCGCAAAACGGCTTAAAACGGCTCCTACGGCCTCCACAGAGGCCGTCTCGGAGTACAGGATGCCCAAGGAGGTGGCGGACTGGATACGCCACGCGGAGTCTCGCATCACGTACCTGAGCGGGCGCGTGGATGAACTGAAGGCCGAGAACACTAAGCTCAAGCGTGCAAACAAGGTCATGGAGGCCCGAGTCATGGGCCAATCACAGGAGTAAATCATGGAAGACCAACCAACCCAGCAAGACCTGCAAAACATACATGAGCAGGCCTGCATCATTGAGGACATCATTAAAAACTACGTGGAGGGAGTAGCAAAAGCATTTGGCACAAAAGTAGCCATAAATGTTTTCATGAATGCGGGTGTAGCCACAATTGCGCTCGGCCTGTCGTTTATAAAAGACAATGACAATGAGCGATTGGTAGCCATGCTACGGACGTTCACGGCAATCGGTGACGCAACGAAACGTGAGTTGTCGGAGAACGAAGCCCACGAAATACTTAAAAAGATTATGGAGAAAAAATAATGCAAAAAGAATTATCCCCACTGGCCCGGCAACTGCTGGGCACCAACAACCACGTGAAGTTTTTCACTCAGCAGGAGTTTGATGAGGCGCTGGCTATTGCACGGGCGGAGATGATGACGGTGGCGATCCAGACGACCAAGCACGCGATCGCCATCGAGAACGAGGCCTGCGCAACCATGGCCGACAACTGCGTGGAGATCGAGAAGCTGGGCGACGCCATCCGTGGCCGGTGGGTCAAAGCCACGGCGCATTAGGGATCTGTACAAACTATAACTTTGTGTTACAGTAGAGGCTCTTCAACACACCCACACAGGAGAATCACATGGAAACAATCATCAAGACGGAAGACGGCGTAAGGGTCAGCGTCGACTCATGGGACGACGGCGGTGCGTGGCTGCACCTGTCCATGCGGCACGGGACTGCTTCTGCGGTCCTTACCCGGGCGGAGGCCCAACAACTGGTGGCCGGCCTGCTGGCCGTGCTGGAGGTGACGGCATGAGCTACGCAACCTGCCACCAGACCTTTACCCACAAGGTCCGCGACTACGACGCCGGGACCTGCAAGCGGGCGCTGATGGACTGCCACGACACCTTGAAAATCTGGGGCGAGGAGATCGACTCGGACTACGCGGTCAAGCTGTGGGCGGAGATCGACGCCCTGCGCGAACGGCAGGCCAAGTTGGCCAAGCAAGGGTAAACACCTAGTGTTTATTTTTAACAGCAAGGGTTTCACAACGAAATCCTTGTTATACTTCAGTCACACCAACACACACTGGAGAAACAAAATGACCAAAACGCAAATCACAAAGGCAGCACGCAAGATGGTGGCAGACTTTGAGTGGAACGCCCCCGAGACAACTTTTGCTTCCCTTTACGAAAAGGCCGACGTTGCTTACGGAACGGATGAGTGCAAGGTCATCGACGCCGCCATCGCCCTGTTGAACGCCAAGGAAGACTTCTGCAAAGCCGCTTACAACAAGCTGATCAACGACCTGAACACCCTTGGCTTGCAACGTCTTGAAGACGGCAATGTAGCTTCTGAAAATTTCTCCAACAAAATTGTTGAAGGCACCGTGTTCTTTTGGTACACCTTCTTCAATGCCTGCTGCCAAGTGATTGCAGTTCACGCCGAAGATGAAGGTATCGCCATCAACGCCAAACTCGGCTACGCAATCTACTAATCCTCGGGGGCCACGGCCCCCAGCCTCTTGCGGTAAACTACCCTCCAACGCGCTGAGAGATGCGCTTGGAGGGTTTTTCTATGGCAACGAGCAAGACAGGCAAGAAGATGGGACGACCGTCCCTCTACAACGACGGGCTTGTGGACGAGATATGCGGGCGTCTGGCCTGCGGTGAGCCGATGGCGAAGATCGTGCAGTCTGCACACATGCCAGACTCGGTGACGATATATAAATGGCTCCGGACCAAGCCTGAGTTTGCACAGAGGTACGCGGACGCGCGGAGGGATGGAGCCCACTGTTTGGCGGACCAGATACAGGACATCGTGGACACCGAGCCGCTGGCCGTGTTCGACGAGGCTGGCAACAAACGGTACGACTCGGGCAGCGTCGCGCACAACCGGCTGCGCATGGACGCACGCAAGTGGCTGGCCGCCAAGTACCTGCCCAAGGTCTACGGCGAGCGCACGGTGGTGGCCGGGGACGAGGAAGCCCCGCTGGCCGTCGAGGTCAGCTTCGCCGTGTTTGGCGAGCTACTGAAGAACATATCACTGACCCGCGCAGCCGGTGAGTAACGCCGCCGCGCTGCTGCAGGACCCCAAGGTCCGCGAGCAGTACGCACGACTCAAGCCAACGCAGCGTGCGGCCTTCGAGTGGCGGGCCCGGTGGCTCATGGCGGCCCACAGGCATCAGCTTGAGCCACTAACTGACAAATGGTCCGTGTGGCTCATGTGCGCGGGCCGTGGCGCCGGCAAGACCCGGGCAGCAGCCGAGAACCTAGGCTGGTGGGCATGGGAGCAGCCCAACACCCGCTGGCTCGTCTCAGCCCCCACCAGTGCCGACTTGCGGGGCACGTGCTTTGAGGGCGACTCGGGGCTGATAGCGGTGATCCCACCGATACTGGTGGCGGACTACAACAAGAGCCTGCACGAACTCACACTGACCAACGGGTCACTAATCAAGGGCATCCCGGCCAGCGAGCCCGAGCGCTTCCGGGGCCCGCAGTTTCATGGCGGATGGCTCGACGAGTTGGCGGCTTGGGAGTACCTGCAGGAGTCGTGGGACATGATCCAGTTTGGCATCCGGCTGGGCACCCGGACCAAGCTGATCGCGTCCACGACCCCGAAGCCCAAGCCCGTGGTGATGGACCTGATCGCCCGCGAGGGCGACGACGTGGTGGTCAGCAGGGCCAGCACCTACAGCAACATCAAGAACCTGTCGCCGTCGTTCCAGAAGCAGATTCTGCAGTACGAGGGCACCAAGCTGGGCCGGCAGGAAATCCATGCCGAAATCATCGACCCGGAGGAGGGCGGCATCGTCAAGCGGGACTGGTGGAAGCTGTGGCCGGCGGGCAAGCCGCTGCCGAAGTTCGAGTTCGTGCTGCAGTCACTAGACTGCGCAACCAGCGAGAAGACGATCAACGACCCCACGGCGCACATCACGCTGGGCGTGTTCAAGCCCGAGGACGGCGGCATGTGTGCGCTGGTCATCGACTGCTGGCAGGAGCACCTGCAGTACCCGGACCTGCGGCCCAAGGTCCTCGACGAGTACGAGGTCGTGTACGGCGAGGGCAAGAACAAGAAGCGCGTCGACCTGCTGCTGGTGGAGGACAAGAGCGCCGGCATCAGTCTTATACAAGACCTGCGCAGGGCCGGCGTGCCCGTGATCCCGTACAACCCCGGCAAGGCGGACAAGGTCCAGCGGCTGTCGATCGTGGCCAACATCATCAAGGCGGGCCGGGTCTGGGTGCCCGAGTCCAGCAACCGCAAGGGCTACGTGCGGGACTGGGCGGAGGGCATGATCAGCCAGATATGCAGCTTCCCCGAGGGCGCCGAGCACGACGACTTCGTTGACGCCATGAGCCAAGCCCTGCGATACTTGCGCGACGCCGGCTGGCTGACCATCGACTTCCCCAAGGAGTGGGTGGACGAGGACGATTACGCCGACGCCAACCCGCGCAAGGCCGAGAACCCCTACGCGGTATAAAATGCAGGAAACCACCGGGACACGCCATGGAACCAACACCAGACCAGATGCGGCAGGAACTGCAAGCAGCTAAAGATCAACCCAAGCGGGTGTTGATCCCGGCGGAAGGCCCCGGCGGCGTAAAAGGCATTAAGGTTCCCCGGCACATGCTCGAAGGTGGCAACAAGGCGGAGGGCATGAACGCCATCAACGCTGCACGTGCGCAAGTCTACGGGTCGGAAAACCGGCCACCACTCAACATTGGCCAGATCGGGCGCATTCACCAGAACACCCTGCAAGAGCACTTCCAGAAACCGTTGGCGGGCCAGTTGGACGCCGAGAGCACGGCACTGCAACGGCTGCAGGCGGCAAAGCACATCGGGCGGACGGCGGACACGTTGGACAAGAGCGAGAAGCTAGACACCGTCAACCATGAGCACGATAAGCAAGGGCGCACTTACACGGGCATGGCGTCCAAGGGGATCGCCGGCCACGCGCTGTACACGTCCGGCCATGGCGCCAACGAGAAGCGGCACGTCCTGAATACCTGCCCCGGCCAGACCGCAGGCTGCGGGGGCGGCACCGACCAGCACGGCGTGGTGGACACCGCCAAAGGCACGTGCTTTGCCCCCAACGCTGAGTCGCAGTACGTGAACGCCGCCGTCCGCAGGGCCTGCCACGCGCAGGCCAAGCACGACCCGGCCATGACCAATGACTGGATTTTGGCGCACACCGGCTCGATGCGCAACGCCGCACGGCTGGCGGACAACAAGGACAAGCGGCTGCTGTTCCGTCCCAACGTGGTGGACGAGACGGACGTGTCTTCCCGGCACGTCATCAAGCACTTGAACAAGCAGCGGGCGTTGGACGGCAAGCCGCCCATCACGGCAAACTCCTACGGCAAGACCAACGAGATGCACGACCCGGCCAACGGATACTACGTGACGCACTCCAACATCGGTCCCAAGGTCAAGAAGGGTGCGTCGGTGCAGGAGAACATTGACCGCGACAAGCAGCGCATCAGCCGCACCGTCACGGCGGCAGCGGCCAGCGGCAAGGACTTTGTCAACGACGAGGGGGATAAGACGCCTCCCAAGAACTCGTACATGGTGACCGACGTCAAGCGGGATTCGGCGTTCGACAAGAAGATGCAAGGCGCCATCACACACGCCAAGTACTGGTCCACCGGGCGTGCGCCAAACGAGTTGGACAAGGACGAGCGCGAGGAAGGCCCAGAGGGGCACTACGCCCCGGGCAACAAAGCCACCACGCCCGACAAGGCGCACTACGGCCACACCACACATGAGGGCCTACGGTACGACTACCAAAAGCAGCACATCCTGCACCCCCGGCTGGTGCAAGTAGGCAAGAACGATGACGGCACGCCGCACATGATCCCGACCGATTCCCGGTTCAAAGACGAGGAGTTTCTGCCCAAGAACCGGTTCAAGACCAAGAACGGCAAGGTGGCGGGCGCCATCCTGATGACCACGCCAACCACGTCGACCAGCAACGTTGGCCACCAGACATCGTTCACCCACCACGTAGGTGAACCGCACATTGCGCACGCGCTGAAGAACAACGGCGAATACCAGATTGATCCGCCGCATGAACAAGCGGCCAGTGCAGGCAAAGAGTACACCCCACCACAACCCATCAATTTTGTCAAGCGGTTAGCAGCGGGCGGCTCAGTTGCACATGACCGCATGACGGAAGAGTTTGACGGGCACATGGGGTTTCCCGAACAGAGCTTTGCGGCCCAGCATCGGATGGCCTACCGGCACGACCCGGAGGAAATGGGCGAGATTGGCCTAGGGGTTTACCGGGCGGGTGCCAAGCACATCCGTTCCATGGCAGGGCAATCCCCCGGCGCCCAACGGCGCATGGCCGAAGGCGGCAGGGTAGAGCCAACCCGC